ATATCGGATCATCGACAATCCCACATATTTCGACCGCTATACGCTATGCTTCGAGACACTGGACGGCCAACCCTTTCTAGCTGGCGCAAGCGCTGATCCATTCGCGCCCGGCGGCTTTGGGCAGTATTGTGGAGATTGGCACGTTCCAGAGGATCAGGATATGGGGGTTGAGATCGGCTTTGACGATCTACCGGAACCTGTCCAGCGATATGCAGCGATGATCGAGGGTTGAACGATGGCGCGTGCGCGTATCTTTACAAACCTGAGCAATGGCGTGGAGCAATGTCAGAAGCGCGTTACCGTCGCGGATGCGGCCAGCTAGTCAGTGTCGCTAGAGTCAATGAGAATGGAGAGTGTGACGATGAGTAACCATGCCAGCGACTATATCAGCGTCAAAGAGGTGTCCGCGTGCTGCGGGGCGTATACCATCGGTATGGACGATGGAATGGGGCATTGCGGCGCGTGCGGTGAATGGACGATAGCTGCCGAGCGCTCAAGATACGACCTACGGGTTGATCAGCTAGAGTCCGAGGGTCTAACCCGTTCGGATGCTCAAGGCGTGGCGGACGTAGAATCCATGAAGGGGGAATTGTGATTCTGTTAAATACTGTAAAATTGTTGCTAATTGCCGTCAGCGTTGCGGTCGTCTGGGCGCTCGAGGGTGATGAGCCGTTCACAACGTTCGAGGGCTGAGAATTGATTGTCTTATCAATGCTAAAATTACTGGCCCTGGCGGGAACTGTATCCGTTCTATTAGGGTACTTCATAACGGATGAAGTATCGTTGACAGCTGCCATTATCTGCATGATTATCTTTTCACTCTTAACAGCATAACCGGAGTTGACATGGTTAATAATGACATGAGGCGCGCTCGCCGTTATATTGAGCGCACAATTCATCGCATAGAAACAGATCCTTATGCGGTAGTTTCTAACGCGCTGTATATATCTCACCGCCACAGTCGGTCAGGTAATATCAAGGCGAGTGAACTTTTACTGTCTGTCGGAGATCCGACCATTATTGTCGATACTGAAACCCGCAGCGTTAAGGTATCATGCGGAAAGGCCGACAAAAGCCATCGGTATCCGATTGAGTCCCCAGTGGGTGACATTGCAGCGATGCTTGACGCTGCTATGGTTGAGTGACGCAACAAAGGGCTGCTTCTGGGCGTCCATTCACCCGTGAGGCGCTCAGAGAAGCCGCACACAAAGAGATCAGGCGTTAGCCTAGGCCATCCCACAGGGTAGGCCAATACAACACGACACAGAGGATTGTAGACGATGCAACCGATCAACGACCAGACTTGCTGGGTGGCGGTGGCTAAGACGCTAGACGGATTCGTTATGGGCGAGCCTGTTCAGGGAAAACAGGCGGCGGTCGATTCTGCCATCAGTGCTGCGCTTGAAAACAAGCCATCGCTCGCAACATGCTGTATTTTGTATAAAATTTACAACGAGGAATCAGACGAACTAGGGACAAAAGGGCCAAGCCTGACCGTCCGGGGGTTCCCCGTCGAGGCAGAGGATGTTGAAATTGTTTGGACATAAGGGGGGCTTGACAAGAAAAGTAAGTTCCCCTAAACTCTATAGATAGAGATAGATAGATAATATATAGATATATATATACTATCTAACATATACTATCTCTATCTCTATCTACGTTGTCAAAAGAGGTATCTGACCATGAAATTTGTTAACACGTTCTCGAACGCCACTCCTTGCCAGAGCGATGTAGCGGCTGACGAGTGGGAACGCCTAGAGTCTTTCTCGGAGGGTGAGGCAATGCACCGGGAGCGTATGGCGGACAACGCTATGGACTTCGATCATCATTGGTATACGTTGCGGGATGAGTTGCTAGAGCGTGAAGAAATTGGTAGCATTCTCGACACGTTGCGAGAACATTCTCAGGGAGGCAATCGTGACTTGAACACTTACTACAATATGGCCGTAAAGCTGCTAGGTATCTTCGACGACATGATTGTTGATACTATCGAAGATAAGTACGAATATCTAGAGGATAGCCTGGGCGAGTGATGTTGCGCTGGGGCAGCTATGGGGCATTGCCGGCGGTGGTTTTAATCGTCGGCGTTGCCTGTTTAATTTGGGTAGGAGGGGGCGTTGCGCTGATAATTGGAATGCCAGCGCTATTCCTGCTAGTAAGCGAGATTATTGAAAGACAAGCCAAAAAGGCTAGGAGATATTGCTATGAAAAATATCGGCGTTGAATTGCTATCCAGTTTTGCTCATGTTCCGTTTCGAGGCAGCGCTAAGGCTGCGGGCTTGGATCTGTTTACGCCTTTCATGTTTGACCTGCCTTCGGGTGAACAGAAGCTAGTCCCTCTTCGGATTATCCTGCACTTGCCTGATGGGCACTATGGCAAGATTGAATCCCGCTCAGGTCTCGCCAACCTCTACGGTATCCAAGTTTTGGGTGGTGTCATTGATGAAGATTATCGAGGCGAGTTGAAAGTTATTCTCAAAAACCACGGATCAGAAAATGTCACTTTCTTCGCGCTTGATCGTATTGCACAACTAATTGTCCTGCCTTACAATAACTCGCCTTGCGTAGACTTCACTTCAAAGCACCCGATGCTTGGCGGAAGTGAGCGCGGCGCTGGCGGGTTTGGCTCAACAGGACGGTAGACATGAGCAAGTACGCAAGGACGGGGTTGCCATGCCCTAAATGCGGATCAAGCGATAGCATGGCTTTGTATCAAGACCACGGCGGGTATTGTTTCAGTAATTGCGGTTACGTCAGCCAGTCTCATCTGGACGGGAACAGTACACAAACGTATCATAAAAGTAGAGTTAGAGGCAGTATGTACACGCCAGAAGAAATTGAACAATACGGTCTGGCAGATCTTTCTCATCGAGGCATTAAGCCAGAGACGGCGAAGCGGTTTGGAATCCGTCAAGCTGTACGACCAGAGGATGGTCAGCCAGACAAGCAAGCGATATTTTTCCCATCCGGGGTTGATGGCGGATGGAAAAGGAAAAACGCTCTTAAAAAGCGCGACATGGAGATTGTAGGTGATTATGCTGGGTTATTTGGTCAGTCGGTATTTACGCGAGGCGGAAAATTCGCGATTATCACAGAAGGAGAAGAGGACGCACTCGCAGTTTGGCAAGCGTTCCACGACAGGGGCAAGGACTATACGGTACTGTCTCTGCCGAACGGCGCAGGTTGTGGTGGCGTGGAGAAACGTGAAGCTTGGGACTTTATCACTTCTTTTGAAGGCATACTTCTGTTATTTGACAATGATGAACAAGGCCGCGAAGGCGTTGAAAAATTCGCGGATCTTTACTCGACAGAGGTAAATATTAAGGTTGGTGAATGGCCTGAAGGGATTAGTGACGCTAACGACGCGCTCAAGCAAGGCAAGCAGGGCGAGATATACAAGGCAGTCAGTCGGGCTAAGGACTACCAGCCTGAACTTGTGATTCCGGGCAGTGAGATCAGCCTTGATATGGTGTCGGAGCCTATCAAGCGTGGTCACGACTTGCGCCGTTTTCCTGAATTTTCCAGGAAGATCGGAGGGATTCGTGATGGTGAATTAACAACAGTCATGGCACCTCCGGGCGTAGGCAAATCAACTTGGGTTGCCGAGATTGGGTACGAGTTAATAAAGCATACTGATGAAAAAGTTGCGTGGCTTTTTTTAGAAGAGGACTTGAAGAAAGCTGCACAGCGATTGATCGCCATTGACAACGATGTACCTTTGCCACGCTACAGGCTGGATACTGGTATTGTTCCACAAGACAAGATCAAGGAAAGCTACGATGCTCTTATCAATAACAGGCGCACTTGGTTTATATCTCTCGGTGCTGCTGGGCGCATTAATGTTGACAGGCTTCTCCACCTACTTCGGTATTATCGCAGTCAAGGTGTTACTCGTTTTATTTTTGATCACATTAGCATTGTCTTTTCGCACGACGACCGAGACAACGAGCGGAAGCTGATCGACAACGTGCTATCAGAAGTAGCCGCGTTTTGTGCTGCAACAGGCAGTCACGTTATCATGGTCGCCCATATCAAGCGGTTCGACCAGAAGATCTACGTCAAGGACGAACTGCACGACGCCAAGTGGCTGTACATTGATCCGGCTATGGCCCGTGGGTCTGGCTCGTTTGAGCAGCTATCCTTTAACATCGTTGCCATTGAGCCTGAGCAAACAGAAGATGAGACGAAGGGGCGTATGCGATTAAACGTGAAGAAGTCGCGTGAATGGGGCTTTACAGGCCCAGCAGATGTGCTTAGAATGAACCCTAGCACTGGACGACTAGAAGCGGAGCAGATGGAATATGACTACTAAAATGTATGTGCTGGACATCGAGACGGATGGACTGCTTGACCAGATGACCACGATTCACTGTGCAGTAGTCAAGGATTACTTGACAGGTGGGGTCACAGAGTTCCGGCCAGGCGAGATCAGCGACTTCGCTGACATGATTGATGGCAATGTCGTTATTGGGCATAACATCATCTCGTTCGATCTGCCTGCTATTGATAAATGGTGCAAGGACAACTCGCCGCTATACGGCTATGAGCCGTTTCCTGAGCCAAAGATGGTGATTGATACGCTGGTGATGTCGCGGCTGCTGAATCCTGACCGTGAGCGCCCAGAAGGGTTGCCACAGAAAGTAGGGCCGCACAGCCTGAAGGCTTGGGGCTATCGCCTTGGTATGCTTAAAGGCGAGTATGGCGAGCAAGATAACGCATGGGTTGACTTTAACGAAGACATGCTGGCATACTGCGCCCAAGACGTACACGTTACGGCTGAAGTCTACAAAGCATTACTGAAGGAGATGCAGGATGATGTGTGAAGATAATTGGCCGTGGCCGAATTGGGATGATGCACCTGCATGGGCAAACTGCGTAACTCAGGATTCAGATGGGATGATCAGGTGGTGGATGCACCCGCCTTCGCGTGGCAGTCGCAGGTGGCTGCATAC